GACGCGATGGACCTGCTCACCGCGCCATTCAAGAATGTGCCGGGCTACGACCCGGAAATGCATCTGACGATGGGCAATCACGAAGAACGGCTTGACCGCTTCGCGAACGAGCATCCGTACCTCGAAGAAGTCGTCGGAACGCACATGCTTAGTTTTGGCTCATGGGGATGGAAGGTGCATCCGTTCCTGAAACCCGTAGCAGTGGATGGCGTCAGGTATTGCCACTACTTCATTTCCGGCGGTCAAGGCAAAGCGGTTTCCTCGGCACCCGCCCTGCTGCGGTTGCAAAAGTCATCCTGCATCATGGGCCACAACCAGAAGACCGACGTTGCGTTTCATCCCGTAACGCATCAGTGGGCGATCTTCTGCGGCATCTGCAATCTGCACGACGAGCATTACTTGGGGCCGCAGGGTAACGACGTGCGGAGACAAATTCTCGTCCTGCATGAGGTCGAGGATGGCCGCTTCGATCCGATGTTCGTCTCGCTCAAATTCCTGCGAAAGGCGTACTCGTGAACGACCGCATGACGCTTCAGGACTGGACGCGCCTGCGTCAATTCCTCAATGACCTGACCGACCCGGAGATGTACGGCTTTGCCGTGTCGGAAGAGGTCCGACGGAGAGCCTTGGAGCTACAGGAGTTGTTCCGATGAAAGCGCTGATGGCGGTCGCACTGCTCGCGCTGCCGATGGCCGACGAGCCTGCGCCCGCTCCCGATACGCCAGAGGTAACGATGGTCGCGACGGCGCAATTCAAGGCGCTGCTGGAGGACAACCTACGGCTGCGCCAGTTGGTGGTCGATGCCATCGCTGCACGGGACAAGGCCGTTGATGACGAGACGACGTGCGTGGTCGGCCGTACGACATGAGTTGGCGCGATCTAGTCACCGATGACGAGCAGCAATACGACATTGGTTTCGTGCTCTGGCTCGTCGGTGGCATTGTGTTTCTGATTCTTGCGCTGGTGAACTGGAGCAAGTTCGACGCGCAGACCTTCGGCATCGGCTTCGGTGCGGTATTGGGTGCTGGCGGGGCTATGACATGGATGCGGAGCCGCTAAGATGATCGCAGCGATTTTCGGCTCGCGCCTGTTTCTGGAAATCCTCGGCATTGCTGCCATTGGCCTGTTCCTGCTCGGACTGAAAACGAGTTACGACGACAAGCACGAAGCGATCGGCGCGGCAAGGATTCAAGCCCTGTGGGACGCGGACAAGGCGGCGCGTATCCGGGCGTTTTCCGAAGCGATGACCAAGTACGTCACGGCGCAGTCGGATGCCGATGCCAGTCAGAAGGCGCTCGAAGCCGAGCGACAAGGGAGGATCACCGATGCCAAACACCGTGCCGCGAATCTGCCGGCGCCTGATGCTCATCTGCGCTTTCCCGGCAATGCTGCAAGCCTGCTCGACGACGCCGGCAGTAATACAACCTCGGCTCCCGGAGCCGCCGGCCAGCCTGCAAACAGTCCCGCCGCTCCTGCCGAAGATTCCACGGTCGGCCTCGTCACCGGCTGGGCCGTCGATGTCATCGGCTATTACAACGCCTGCCGCGATGAAGTAATCGGCTGGCAATCCTTCTTTCACGCGCTGCAACAGGCGCAACCGGAGGTCACACCGTGAATTATCAACTATGGGGCGTCGTCGCCCTGGTCATCGTTTTTCTGCTCGTTGCGGGCTATCAGTATTTCAAGAAGCCGCAGCTGGCCGCGCTGGTCGAATCCCACGTCGAGAAATTCCTGTGCTCCCATCCCGCCGCACCCGCAGCGTCAGCAGCCGTTCCTCCTCCAACGGCAGCGTCTACGGGTAGCGGCGGGACCCTTACGGCCTCGGATGCGGTCGCTGCCAAGCATGCGCAATACGACGCGCTCATTGCCGCGGGCCAGAAGGCGCAGGCCAATAAAGCGGCACTGACCGCGAAGCAGGCGGAACTGGAGGCGCTCGTCAAATGATCTCATGGCTAAGAAAGATCATCGCGGTATTCCATCCCGCGAGTCAGAAAGTCGTTGATCTCGCATGGAGCCAGACCGGGAATGTCCGCGTTCCGGTGCCGGACTTCGGTGCGGAAACATTGGTCATCCGCTTCACGACGCCCGCTACGGCGGATACGGCAGCGATCCAGGTGTCGCAACTGCCCGGGGCCCCGCAGGTCTTTCGCGCGGCAACCCTGACGCTGGGCGGGACTGTCCTCGCCGAGCAGTTGAGCCAGAGCCCCGTCTTCCGACTATCCGTCGGTGGTGATTCGCGGCTCGGCCTCACTGCACTCCAGCCGAATACGACGTATTGCATCAACGTGGTCAACCGCGACAGCTACAACGGGCCGTGCAACTGCAACGGCAATTGCGGCGTGAACATCGATTTCACGAATTGACATGCAGCGCTTGCAGGCTTACCTCCTGCGCGTCTGCATCGCTTTCGATGGATTCGTCCAAGCCTGTCTCAACCGGGGGACCATCGGCATCACCATCAGCAGCCGGGCCGGGACTGCCGCTGCTCACGGGCACCGCTGGGGACTGATCATGTGGTGGCTGCTCGACCACACGTGGCCGTTCGGCAAGAATCCCGTGACCGGCGAGAGCCATTGTGCCGCGGCGATCCGCAACGACATCATGCGGGCGCGCAAAGCCATCCTGGAACTGCACGATCCCGTCGTGACCGCTTATCTCAAGGATCGGTGAGGTCCAACTGCCTGCTGTGGGCGTGGCGGCAATGGGTTCGATACGGCGGTTACCTCGCCTTCCGAAAATCGCGTTACGGGCGCTGGTGGCATTGGTTCTGGAGCCCGGACTTACGACGATGGTACTCATTCTCCCCCATCAATCCGCGACACAAAGCCTGTCCCCCGCCGCTATTCAAAGGTTACGTCAAGGCCATGGATGACTGAACGCTATTGGGACTTCGCGCCGATGGTAACTCACGCCTTCGGCTCCGGGTCCATCACCTTGCCCTGCGGCGCGAAGTTGTGAACCTCGTCGATGACGAGCCAGCGCGGCCCGCGCGTCTGCCGGAATAGCGTCGATGCGAAATCGATGAAGAATCGCGTGCGGTCGCCCGGCATCCAGCCGCCGAGATCGATCAGGCACGGCCGGTTGCCGGTGGCGTAGAGTTCCGCAACCTGGGCGCCGGCGTGAGCGTTGATCGGCACGTCGGCGTGCTCGCCGCCGAAGATCACCAGCGGGTAGCCGGCTTCCTTGCCATCTGCCGATGACTTGATTCCCCACCAATCGCCCTTCGGGTCAAGGATGCACACCGGCAACTGCTTCGCGAGCTGGCTCTCGACGAGCAGGCGCAGCACGGACGACTTGCCGGCGCCAGTCTTGCCGAGGACGATGGTGTGCTGCGACAGCGCGGCGGCGGGGATCGGATGCGTCACGGGTCGCTATTCCTTGGGTTGCTCTGCGAGAGCGGCATCGATATATGCGTCGATCATTACTCCGCGCTGCGAAGGCGTCGACCGCGTCCACGCATCGTCAGGAGGGTCGTACTCGAACGGGTACGTCCACGCCTCCTTAGATGTAGCTGGCATCCGTCCACTCGGCAGGAACGGGCGCATTCCAGCAGTGTGAGAATCACGCCATGCCAGATACCGCTCTGCATCTCGTCGCACAGTAGCTAGAGCGGATTCAGCGGCTTCGGCGCGAGCGAGCAGGGCGGTAAGCGCGTCGGCGGCAGTGATGCAATCATGGTCCTGCCGCGTCGGCTCAACCGCGCATGCGTAATATCCGTGCAGCCGGATCAGCACATCCTCGGAGATCAGCGCCCGTACTTCCTCATTCGTCATGGCTTATCGCTCCCCTGTTTCCATTCCGGATCGCTGTGATGACGCTGGCCGAGAATGCGGATGCCTGCCGCGTACTCATACCGCCGACCGTACTCGTTAAGAGATACAGGGATGGATGACCCGCCAAGTTCGCGCAGCAGCGTCAGGACTAGCTCGGGCCGCTCCAGCAGCAGATGCAGGTAATCGTGATTGATCTCGATGATCGTTCGCGTGCTCATCTATCGCTCCCCTCCGATTGCAGCGCGGCGAGAGCGGCTTTGCACCGAGCGCACGTGTAACGGTCGCCATCGGCCAAGTTGTCGCACAGGTCGCAGAGCATTCGCCCCTTGTCGGCGGCGCGGCGCACTCGACTGGCCGCACGATACAAATCGCGTGCCGTCACTTTGCCGAAGGGGAGACAGGTGCGCCCCCAAACGATGTGCTCGACCATCGAATCGGACGCATCTGGCATCGCCCCGCGAATTATGGTTGCGGCATCGCTCATTCCCGCTCTCCCCTATATTTCCGTGGACGCGAGGATGCACGGGAACGAACCAGACTGGCGTTCGCGTTCAATCGCTTCGGCGAAGGTGATGCGCTCGTTGTCGGGATCGTCCTCGTATTCGCCGGTATTCATGATCAGGTCGAGCGAGCATTCCTCCGCATCATCGGGATGAGTCTTGACGCCCGTGTAGCCCTCGTACCACTTGATGACCTCGTCCAGAGTTTCGCCAGCGACGAACTCGCAATCGTCAATCTTCCAAACCTTCATTCCCGCTCCTCACAAAACTGGTTTTTCCGTTTTGGAGTCGTATCAACGACACGTCCTAAAGCGTGCGCCCACGCGCAGCGCAGACAGTAGTTGGCGGATGCGGCTCGTAGAAAGCGGTCGCCTTGTGCAATGGCCGCGTCGCACCGGTCGCACTCCAACGGAATCCATGTCACGCGGATCATTCCCGCTCTCCCAATTGCGGCGCGGCGGCCGATCGCCAAATTACAAACCCAGTTTGCGTTTCAACCCGAACCGTTCCCGCATTGGCTTCCGCGCTCCGACGAGCCTCTTCATCGCTGTGCAGCATGACTGGGTAAAAGCCGCCTTCGCGGAAGAAAATGTAGCAGTGCGCAATCTTCCTATAGCTCGGATCACTCATTCCCGCTCTCCCACAGCGCTCTGCCAGCCTACGACAACACGAAAGCCGAGCAGCGCAAGTGTCAACTCGCCCTTCCAACAAGGCGGTTCGGCGCGGACATAACGCGTGCTATCTTCGCAACGGTCAAACAGCAGCCAGATCATTCCCGCTCTCCCGATCGCTCCCCTGGCGCGGCGAGACAGCCGTCTTCGTGTTCCTCGGGTCTTCCATCGCGCCATTCATGGCAGCATTCGGCGCATCGCTTGAACGATTGCACGTAGCCTGCGACCTGTCGGGAAAGCGAACGTATCGAGCGCGATCGCAGCGCCGCGCGCAGCCTATCCCGCTCTTCCTGTAGTGCGGATATTTCGCGCCAGTACGCAACGTCCTCAAGCCACCCATCGCGATCCGCCCCTACCTTCATCGCTGCGATACGCTCACTGTTGGCAAGCCGCTCGGCCGCCCACGCGCGCACGTCTAGCGCATCCCGAGCAGGCTCCAGCCCATCCCGTAGTGGAGCGGCGTCCTCGTCATCATCCATACCGTCGGCAAAGTGAATCGTGTGCGAAAGGTCGCGGATGGCGGGCGGCGTAAACGCTGGCGGCGCTTCGGTGGGTGGGCGCTCTGCTGGAGCAGCCTCGGCCCTGGCGATCCCGCAGAATTTGCACTCATCGTCCCGATACGGATCGGAGTCAGAGCGCATCTCGCGCCACTCATGCTGACAGGGCGCGTCCGCGTCACATTGCCAGCAAGGAGAATTCAAGCGCTTGCCGTGCTCGCACATGCTGGATGGGTCGGAAGAGGCGGCGATCAAATGAGTCGATGTAATAGTGCGGCACTTTAGGCAAATCGACGCGCCTTGCACTATCTCGTTGTCTGCCGACACCCACTCGTGCGCGCACTCCTGTGCGGGTAGCGGCTGCGCGAGATAGGCTTCGGCTTCGGCAACCATTTCCTTATTCTTGCCTACGGGGTGCTCGAAGGCGTATGCCCGCGCCATTGGGAAAATGAGTCGCAGCAGTTCCCGTGCGTCAGTCATGGGGCGGATTCCTTTGGTATGCGCGAGCGTATGGCCTTGGCGCAAATGAAATTGCTGGGCACCTTGTGCACGTCCAGTTGCTGCTCGCACACCTTCGCAGCATCTTCGTAGGCGTAGCGCATGCCGAGTTCGAAAAGTGCCATTTCTTCGTCAGTAAGATCGCCAGCGTTAAGGAATGCCTCCAACGCTTCACGCTGTTCTGGTGTGAGATTCACGACAAACCTCGATTTATTTTTACAGCGTCCATGTGGCAACTCGCAACGCCTTCCCGACTCCGACACGAAAGGCTTTGTGTCATCACGCCTCTAGTGCTTCCGGCGTCATTGCGAGCAGGTCCAGTTCCGATAGCCGATAGCGCAGGTACAAGCCATGCTCCTTCAGCTTGTGAACGCCGCTCGCGCCTACGTGGTGCTCGGGGCATAAAGCGATGGTCAAGAAATGACTGGAGCGGTCGCTCGCCCCGGTCCCGTACTTGAGGTGATGCACCAAGGCCGGCGTCTCGCCCAATCCGATGTGCTGACAAAGCACGCACGGCACTTGCGCGACCCGCGCCATGTGCCGGCGCTCTTTGGCGGTGCGTTTCATGCTGCCTGCGTCGTGAAGCGCTCGAACATATCGTCGAGCTCGCGCAGGAACGTCGCCGCCGCAGTCTCAACCTCAGTCAATTGCTCGGCCGTCGGCGTGAACTTCGCCAGGAACAGCCGGTGCCGCTCGTTCTTGATGCGTGGATCATAGGCGACGAAGCCGCACCATTTCTTTCCCGTGCAGGCCAGTTGCGCAAGCATCTGCGGCACGTGCTCATCCGGGATGCCGCCGGCCAGCTTCCAGATCGCGAACTTGGCCGTCGTCGGGCACTTGACCTCGAGCAGCCCGTCGTCCAGTTCCCGATCCGGCGTGGCCCCGAAGTATTCGATAGACGGATGGCGGTAGAACCGGCTTAACTTCACGTCGCGGCCGGTCAACTCCACGAACTTATCGACCGCCTCGTCCTCGTACTCAAGACCATGCTCCATTGGCTCCGTCACGACATGGGGAACGGAGAAGCCGGTCAGCCGCTCGGCCAATAACTCGTGTAGCAGCTTGACGCGAGCGGCCCCAGCCTTGCCATCCCTGCGGAAGTCCATCGCGTCCTTCATGCGACTGGCCGTGAGACAGCCGCAGCGCTCGGCCAGCCACGCGGCCTTCTGTTCCGGCGACATTGCCATGGCTAGAACGGCACTTCCGTAGGATCGCGTCCGTCATCCAGCGCAGCGTTGATCTCGTCATCAGACTTCGGCCGCGCCTTGGCAACCTTCCGCGGCACACTCTTGACGCGCAGTCCGCCGACGACATTGCCGCCGAACTCGATGTCAGGATCGACATAGAGGATCACGGTATTGCCGAGCCAATCCTCGGTATCGTCGCCCAGGGCCTTGCCCATGCGCTTGAGATTGGTCACGTTGAGCACCATCGGCTTCGGGAACTCGTTGAACTTGACCGTCCAGCGATACTCCGGGTCCTCGTCGTCGCGGGCCACGTTCACCTTCTTTAGCCCCTGCACGGTGACGGTGATTTCCTCGTCGCCAACGTCGGATTGCTTCAGATACTTGCTCTCGATCATGTCGCCGATCTTCATGTGCGTGTCCTTGTTCGTCTCGTAGAGCCTGATCCAACTTGGTTGCGGCGGCTCATGCGCAACCAGCCATTCAATCTGTTCCTGTTGCAGTTCGTGCCATGCTGCGTCAGTGGGGTATTCGTCGTTCACGGGGTGAGCGGGCCGGACTCGATACCGGCTTTGCGACACCTGCAGGATTAGCGCCAGTTAGCCCAGCACCGCCGCAATGCCACCCGTCCAACTCGGAGCCGGCCTACGTTCTACCGGACGAAGGACGCAAGGCGCCCGCCGCCTCGATCGCCGCAGCGCCCGTGGCCGTAGCTTTCGCCAGAGCCCACGTGGTCCCGTTATCCGAGTCCGACCCGTCCGTCGATCTGACGTAGAGCTGCGTCATGGCTTATGGATTCCGCGTTCTCACGGATTCAGCAGCGCGACGCCGTTTTCCGTCACCCAGCCTAGCATTGCGAGCGTTGGCAGGTAGGAGAGCGAACGATAGCCCGGCGACATCGTGGCCGTGTTATTCGAGAACTCGGGAACGACATCGCCGCCCAGGGTGATGGTGTCCACGACCCAAGGCGTGCCGGGCTTCAACCGATACAAGCCCTGCCCAGCCGACACGTGATGGCGGTAATAGAAACAACCATTTAGCGCGTGCCATACCCACGCGTTCTGCGTGCCCGAGTTGGCCCCGGTCGCCGAGATTGTGACGGGCAACGTGCCTGTGTAGGCCACGACCTGAAATCCCGGCGCAATGTTGTCGAGGTCGAGGGACTGAATCATCGTCCCCCAGAAATGCAAGAGCTTGCGCCCCCAGATGACGGCGTGCGCGTACGGTCCCGTTCCCGCCTTCGGCCACGGAAAGAGCGGCGTCTGCTTGAACTGCCAATCAGCACAGTCGAGATACGACAGTTTTTGAATGGAACTAAGCGGCGATGGAACGATGTAGCCGCGATTCGTGACCGCGTCGTAGACCGCAGTCGCTTCGATGGTGTTGACGATCGCGCTGTTCGTCGATGCGCGCGACCAATTACCGGGCGTGAGATCGAAGCGGTGCGCGACCGGCGCGTTCTTGGATTCGATGCACACCGCGCCGCGCACGAGGTAGAGCATCGATCCCTTCAGATCACCACCCGCGCTGGGTGGCAGGACCATCATGGAACGGAACGGATGCGACGGCGCCGGAATCTGCGTGCCGAGCATTTCGTACCACGGCGCACCGTTCGTTTCCGCCGCAGCAACAGGCGTATTACGTTCCGCAACACCTTGTGCGAGTACAGTCGTCCACGCACGGGCGGTGAAATCGTAAACCACCGCGTCGAAGGTTTCCTGGTGATCGTGTCCGCCCGTGCCGCAGATGACGAACGCCCCGTCCTTCGAGAAGTACGGATTGAATAGGCCCGACCCGTAGCTTTCGAACAGCGAGCCGGTGAACTGCGTGGCAGTCTTAATCGCTGGACGCTGCGACTGGTAATCGTTCGCCGCCGCGATGAGCAATGCTTTTCCCTTCGCTGGAGCGTTTATCGGTGGCGGAGGAACGAATGTCGCGATATCGGTCTGCGCCTTGCCAAGCAAGGCATTCATATTGTCTATTTCTACTTGTGTCAAAGGCATTTACTTGCTCCTCGGCCAGTAGGCCCAGTTTGGATAAGACGGATAGCCCGTAGAGGTCCCGGCGAGCGCCCAGCTTGACGATGACGTAATGCGATTCCACCCTTCCAAGGCGCCGGGAATGCCGTCGTCCACTGCCATTGCGAGAGCAGCCATGCCGTAGTTGATCGCGGAATGACCGCACCACTCGGGCGCCGTCACCGGCGCGTCGTAAAGCAGGATCGTCGTCGTGTCGTCGAGGGGTTTATATGGTCCATCGTGCTGCTCGCCGAGCTGCTGGATCACCGCGTAGGCCGCGCCGAAATCCGTCGTCCATTTATCCGGGGGCAGGCCCGTCTGATCCGTCCCCACGGGGAACGTGAAATGCGGGAATCTCCGATAACTCGACGTGCCCACCGAGCCGTCGCCCGATAGTCCGACCGGCAGTTTGTAGGCAAAGTCCCTTACCGCTTGGTGCGCAGCGCGCGAATCTGTCGATTGCGCGAGGTCGAGCCGCCATGCGTGCGCAACAGCAATACAGATATTGAGCTGCATCCACGGTGCGTCCCACCAATACCCATTAGTGTTGTCGATAGCACCGTCGATGTTGTACGCGCTTAACTCGCCGGGATGCGACGAGTAGCAGCCCATCCAGCCGATGCTGTTGACCCACGTTCCATTGTCGCGTGCGCCCGTGATGTAGCGGTCGCGAAACGCCGCCGTGTTCTTCTCCCAAATATTCATCAGTCGCGAGAAGGACGGATGCTCCGCGGGCAGCGTTGCAAGCAGTTGCGCGATCGACCGCAGCATCCGCCCGCGCGCCCGCGTCTGTCCGAAAATCTGCACGAAGTCTGCGCCCTCACGGTAGACGTAATTGCTCCACATGAAGGACCAGCTATTCCACAGCAACTGCGCGTCGATGAAGAACCACCGACCGCTGAGCAACAACGGCAGATACGACAGAGAGGGTTGATGCGCGGTATCCGGCACGCCGTTCGCGCCACCCGTGCCGGCGGGCGGTGTCGGTGTTCCCTTCGGCGAGCCTGAGAGCCAGATATTCGGGTACTTGTCGTGCAGCAGCGGTTCGTTCGTGGTCTCGTCGCGATAGTGCATCGGCCACGAGCCGGATGAATAGCCCTGCATCATCACCGCTTCCCAAGCTCGTGGATCGGCATTGCTGGTGATGTAGCTCGCACCCCATGGCGGGATCGTGCCGACATAACCGGAATGGCTCGCCGATCCCATGCCCGATGACACGTCGCCAAGACAGTTCGGCGAGTAGTCCCTCTTCAGCTTGGCCAGCGTCGATTCGAGCACGGTCGGGCCATAGTTCGGCACCATCCCGGTGTCTTGCAGATAGCGAACGTCGTGACGCGGCACGATCTGCGGATCGGGTACGGTCCAGTACGACCACGGCTTGAATGCGAGCCCCGTGTTGTCGAGCAGCACCAACCGCGTGTGATGCTTCACGTCGAGCGCCACGTTGCTGTACCTCACCGCGCCGTTGACCGTTACAGTGTAGCCACGCGTATCGAGCGTGGGAGTCGGAACGAGCAGATAGCCGTTCTCGATCCACGGCAGCACTTCCACCGCGCCGCCTTTGTAGACGCGCACGTCGAACCACAGGACCAGGTGAGCACTGCCGTCCACAGGTTTCCGGTACAGCCAGTTGCTCATCACCGGACCCGTGCACACGACGCGCTGCGGCGTGCCAATGACATCCTTGAGCGCGATCGTCTGACTGCCGGCGGCGTTGGTGAGCGTCACCGTGACATCGAGTGCGCCGAGGTCGGCCTCGGTCAATGCCGTCGCCGGCACAGGCGATGCGACCGTCATCGGAATCGGCAACGGCACACCCGCCGTAAACGTCGCACGTCCGGCGATGATTGCGCGGCGCAGCGACCCGTCAGGCCAGTACGTGGCCGGCGAGCACTGCCAGTCGGCAAGTGCTGTAGCTACGGTCTTTCCGGCCGGCACGTCGCCCTTGCGAAAGACGTGGCCGAACGCAAACGGTTGGAGGCCACCCACGCCGCTCGAAAGCGTGAACACCGGCAGGCTGCCAAGTGGCGTCGGCGCGGGCTGCGGATTTGGCGCAGGCGCAGGTTGTGTCACCGTAACAGCAACGCTTGCTGAAACCGTTGGCACAGATCCGTCGGCTTGCAGCACGTAGACATGGTCTGCCGTAGGTGTGACTGTCTTCGAACCGCTCAATGCAACCGCTACTCCGTCTAGTCTCACAGCAGTTGCATTAGTAGTCGCCCATTTCAGCGTCACAGACGCTCCAGCGACAATCGATAGGTTCATGGTTAGCTCGCGGTGAACGAATTGATTGTTTGTGCTGTCGTTGGCGGTGGAGGCGGCGGTGGTGGTGGTGCGATAGAGTTCGCATCGGCAACGAATTTCGTAGCCAAAGCCGCAAGCGCGGTGATATCGTCTGTGGTGATAGGCATTTACGCGTCCGTTTTTGCTTTTTCTACTGCAAGGTCAATGTCACTGATGTCGACGCCAAGCGTTTGCAGCTTCACGGTAAGTTGCGCGATCGTAGCGTTGGCAGCATCTAGCGCCACTTGCAGCGGATTTGGAACAGGATCTGGAACTAGAGCCGCGATTGCGTCGGAAATAGCTTTCGCGTCCGCCTGAAACTGTGTAACTTGCGTATCGGTGATGGTGTATGTGGTCATGCCTTGCCTTGCCTTTCAAATGGATGAATCACAATGTAGGCTGTTGCGTTTGATTGCGTTCACGTCAGTCCAAATGGATCGACGTTTTTCAGTAAGTCAGCCACAGCCCCACCAAAGACAGCACCATTACTGCTATAGCTGTCCATCGCCACATCCGTTTCGTGTACCAAGGCTCACGCCAGTAACCTATGTTCAATCCACTCTGCCGCGAATGAAACTGATTACGATGCACGGCGTAGGTGGGCTCGTCGTGCTGTTCGACCAGGCGGAGACTCACGGCAACACCTGTTCCATTTGGACTGCGTCAACGCGATCATTCGGAACAACCGTTGACTCCGTTACAAGCGATTCGCCGCGACTGCGCAACTCCGCGGCGATCATGCTGTCTATACGGTCAGCGATGACGGACGGTGGCGCGTCGGAGTCCGAAGTGACAAGTTCGACCCACCGCGTGTCGCCAACACGATCTAAACCGAAGAACAGGCGGAATGCGCCGATGCCCTTTTGATCGCGATAGGTGGGCCAAGCGTTTAAATCCTCACCGTATCCGAGGAGAGCGAATTCGGGCATTTCCGATGCGAGGCAGCTTGTGCAGCGCGAGCCATCGGCCTGACGCCAACCGCGGAGCGTGAACTTCGCCGGATCAACGGTCCGCAGCCGCGACGCCAGTGCTTGCAATCGTTCGATGTTCATGCCGCCTCCACGGTGATAAACCCATTGCCAGCGCAGGCGCTGCAGCTCTCGGTAAAAATGATTTCCCTGCGGTTGCCGCGCGACGTCGCGTAAACCTTGCCGGCCCCGCCGCACCACGGACAGCGCTCGCGCACGATCTTCGGCACGCCGGCATCGTCCAGCACGCGGTTTAACTCGTCATAGATTTGATTCATACCGCCTCCGCGATCCTGTCAAATTCTGCGTCCACAAGGGATTGGAATTTGATTTTTTGCGCGTCCCCCGCTGCGGCCCACGCTGCGGCCCTCGCTGCGGCCCCCGCTGCGTCCCACGCTGCGGCCCACGCTGCGGCCCACGCTGCGGCCCACGCTGCGGCCCACGCTGCGTCCCTCGCTGCGGCCCTCGCTGCGGCCCTCGCTGCGTCCCACGCTGCGGCCCACGCTGCGTCCCTCGCTGCGGCCCTCGCTGCGGCCCTCGCTGCGTCCCTTAAAGACTCTTTTCCGGTTTCCAGATATTCACGAACAACCGGCGGCGCGTCCCAAAGATGAATGACCTGCAACGCCGCCCAACGCGACATTTCCCACAGCATGTTGGTCGCGTCGAAACGCGCCACGATCTTGCGGCGACGGCAGACGAACTTGTCATCCTGCTCGAAGACGATGTCCTCGCACTCGACGAGACACAGCGTTGCGCCCGGCGCATATTGCAAGGCGTCCAGCGGATGCTTGCTTGCGTGATACCCGGACTCGCAAATGACGCACTTGCCCGCATGCGTGAGCCATTCGCCGTCCGGCGGAATCGGTTGACCGTCGCGCAAGCGTGCGCCCACGAAGTGATGCGCGAGCGTCATAGCCATCCCAATTCATCGATGGCCGCGGCGACGTACTCCTGCCAGTGATCCTCGATCCATTCCTGACGCAGGCTTTCCTTATCCGTGCGATCGAACTTGCGCGAGGCCAGCTCCACCGCCCTATCGTCGATCTCGCGCTGCTCTGCGGCGGTAGGGGTATTTGTGCACCACGGGCCTGCGGCGGCGCGCACCGGGCATCCGATACAATCGTCCTCGATGAACAGGCAGCACAGCGGACAGTTACTAATGCCTTCGTCAATACCGCCGTCGTACACAATCGCTTCCCACTTTGCGATGCTTCCCTGTAGGGCCGCAAGCGTACGGGCGTTCATCGGAGTCTTCGTTGTCTGCGCTACGGTTCGCTTGCTCATTTACCTTCCTCGAAAGCGATTGCCGCCGCAATCTCAAGTGCCGCAATGGCGTCGTCAGCGGTTTTGCAGTGATCGTCGTTGAACTCCATTGACGTACAACCGCAGACGCGTTCGAGGAAATGATCGACCGACGTGAATCCAGAGCCGAGAACTGAAATCAGTGCGCCATCCATGCAGCGCGCAAGGCCATGCGTGCCGAAGGTGAATTGAGTCCATCCGTAACGGCGAAGATAATCAGCCGCCGCATACAACGATTCGCTCGTCTTCATAAGATCCATCCCAACTGATCGATTGCCGCGAGCCGGTAGTCCTCGCTATGCCGCTCCAGCCATTCGTCGAGCAACGCTTCCTTGTCCATCCGGTCGAAGGCTTTAGTGGCGAGTTCGAGGGTCATGGCGTCTATCTCGCGCTCTTCCGCGAGCGTGTAAGAATCCGCGAGGTCGTGAATCTGATCGCGGTACGCTTGTGCGGACTCGATGCTCATGGCCGCTCTCCCGCGAGGATCAGTGCATCGCGCAGCATGCCCGCGAGTCGCATCGCCCGGTTCGGTTCTGGGATGCCATAGTCACCGTCGACGACATCCTCGTAAGCCTCGACGAACTCCAGCGCTTCCCAACAGGCCGCGAGTAAGTCCGGCGCAGCCCTGCGCAAGCGATCCGTAGCGTCGCTCGTTACAACCGGCGGCAGCGTCAGGATGGCTTTGCATACGTCTAGTAAGTCGCTCATTCGTCACTCTCCTGATCGCGGCGGAACGCTTCATAGATGTCGAGCTTGTTCATAAACTCGCGCTCGGCTTCCTGTTGCTCCAGCACGTCTTCGTAAACCGGCTCCGACTCCGGCTGCTTGGGTTTGCGTGGCATGACTAAACTCCCATCAGCCGGTTAAACGTCGCGCACGCCAAGTCCCAATCCGCGTCGCTCCATGCCGCGCGGCCCTCGGCGTGCATCTGCCTGTTCGCCGCGTCGCGTCCCGCTGCCATTGCTATTGCGTAGGTAATCTGCATCGCGCTCTCCTGATCTGGCCGCTCTCTAGTCGCGGCGGAATCTGTGCGGCTGCGTCCTACCGAGGTTCCACGCTGCCACCCGTTGGCTTTTGTTGCGCGCTGCTGTGGGTGGGGCCGCTTTCTGCACGCACTCGTATGAGTGACGTTAGGGAGATATTCGCATATCGATAACCGCATGTCAATACTAACGCGCAAATTTTTTTGATGGGCGCATTAATGCGACTCGGGCGACGGACGCGGATCGGGCTTGCGGCCCGTGTCCGGCTTGGGGTTGCTGTCGACGAGACCCTGCGCGTAGGCAACAACCTGTAGCCGCTGCGCCGGCGTCAGGGCGTCCCATACGTGGACGAGCGCGGCGATAGCATGTCCCATGCCGGGCGGGTCGTAATGGTCGAAGACGAGGATGTAGGGGCTCGTGCCGAGGCCGGTTGCGATATTGAGGATGGTGCCGACCTCCGGGTCTTGGGTATGCCCCCCTTCCAGGCGCGAGAGGCTTCCCTGCGTGATGCCGGCGCGAGCCGCGAGATCGTTCTGCGTCATGCCCAGCACCTTCCGCGCCGCCCTGATGCGGGCGCCCATCTCCTTCGCGCGGAGGGTCTTCTTCGCCATGGACCCAACCGTAGCCGAAAAAAGGATTGACATATCGCTATTGACATGCGAATATGGAGCATGACCTATGACGATGTGATCGCCCGTTTCGGCACGCAGGTGCGTCTTGCGTCCGTGCTCGGCATCACGCAATCCACTGTTTCCTCGTGGGGAAGGGTGGTCCCACCCCGCTATCAGTTCCAGATCGAAGTCCTCACGCACGGGGAGCTACGCGCCGACCGCGCGCTGATCCCCGAATGCATCAGCGGCGACCGTCGCCGCCACGCGGCCCCGTGAGCCTGCGCACCATCGAGGTCAAAACGGCCCTTACCTGCGAGGAGTTCGTCGCGTTCAAGGCGCTCGTCGAGATCAAGGGCATTTCACAGTCCTCGTTCATCCGCATGCATATCAAGGAAGCCATTGCGAAGCATTGTGCTGAATTTGCCTCGTAACCGGCAACTTTTAGAAAAACTGATTTGTAAGTTTCGCGATTACACGTAAGAAGTTCCGGATCGAACGTCCGTTCGGGAGGCGTGATGGAATATCGTGGCGAT